TTCGTCAGTGTAAGTGCTAATAAATCCACCTTGCCTGAATCTTATCACAGCTTGGGTCATAGAATCAACATAGTCATCGTATTGTCCGTTAGGAAAAGCTGCACATTCTTCAATGACCTCTTGAGCAAATTTTTCATGTAAAGGCGCATAAACCATAGCTGATTCAAATATTGGAGCAACAGAATTTATTCTTGTATGTTTATCTCTACCTTTTGCTGGAACATAATCTATGACTGGAATACCAGCTCTTCGAAGCTCATGAATCAAAGGTTGTCCTGATGCCTTGGCCTCAATTATAACTGTTTCAGGTTGCCAGTATTTATATTGTTCTAATGCTAAATTTTTTAAATCTGGAAAGTCATATCTTCCTTTCATAGCGTCTAATAAAATTATGCAATCTTCATAACCTTCTGCTGGTTGAAATATTCCCCACGTAGTTATGGCAGAATAATCAGCAGTTTCTTTTTTAGAAAACGCAGTATCATAGCTTTGTATGACATGTTTAAGTGCGGGTAATTTTTCAAACTCCCAATCCTGCCACCAATCTCTTTTTATGATAGCACCTTCTTCAGAAGTTGGATCTTGCATGTATTGTGCATTCCAATTTTTTGTAGATACAGAAGCTTTAACACCTTCAAGTTCTTCTAATTTCCAATACTCAGGCCAAACAGGATTACCACTTTCAAGTATGGCAGGGAATGATATTGTTCTCCACTTATCTGATTTAGGCTCAGATTGTGATCTGATGAGCCTTCCTGTTAAATCATCGGTAGCCCATCTTGTCATTACAACAACAATAGAACCACCTGGTTGAAGTCTTTGTCTGGGTCCTGAACTATACCAATCAAATGCACGATCCATAGCGGAATCGGACATTGAATCTTGTTCTGTATGTGGGTCATCGATAATAAGAAGATCCGCCCCTCGTCCTGTAATAGAACCGCCTACCCCCGCTGCAAAATATTCTCCACCATGATTAGTCTCCCAACGTCCTTTAGCCTTACTATCTTCCCTAAGTTTAACATCTCCAAAAATACTTTTGTAGTCTTCAGTCTCCATTAAGTTTCTAACTTTGCTACCGAACCTTGTTGCAAGTTCTGCGTTGTGAGAAACTTGCATTAATTTCATTTTAGGATTACGGCCTATCATCCAAGCAGGAAACAAGTAAGATGCAAATTCAGACTTAGTATGTCTCGGTGGCATATTCACAATTAAACGATTATGTTTACCAGTGGCTATTGATTCAAATTCATTTGCAATGATTTGATGATGACCAAACTTTGTAGGATCTGTTGTGTCTCTACAAATAAAATCAGGCCACATCGCTCGCACAAATATCAAAAAGTTATCCTGACATAATTTTATATATTCGATCTGCTTTTTTAAAATTAACGCCCGTAGTTCGTCATCTGTAAAATTATCAAGACTTGCCATAATTATCTAGTTTATTGGGTCCCCTTTTATACCATATAGTTTGGCACATAACTACATCTATTCGTGTTGCTTACTAAAGGTTGCGACCAGCAAAGCTGTGCTGCCCAGCGTAGCTACAAGGTGAATTTTTAAGATTGCAGGTGGTTTGTTTTTGTGAGCCTTCTAGATACACCAATGGCGTTGTTAAACGCCATTGGCGGTGGTTAATCTAACTACTTAATTTTTGTATTAAGTAATTAAATTTATTAACGATCTTTTGTTTAAAGTCGTCTATTAAAGGGTTGCCTTGATTTTCTAATATTAACTTCTCAACTTCGCCCTCTAACATTTTGTACATAACTTCATAATTTAACTTGCTGATTGCATCAGGGTTTAAATTAACATTTTTAGTTATGTTAGTGTTAGCCGAATGCTCGGCTAACACTTTGCTTATGTTCATTGGAAGATTACTCATTGTTATCCCCTAATGCCTTGTACTCATTGTATTCAATCTCACTTGTGAACTGATTGAATAAATCAGTATGTTTGATTTTGAAATTAGCAGTATCGAATTTTTTTCTTTTTCGATTTATTCGCTGAATTCCAAATATGTTATCCTCTTTATCTTTAGCAAAGATAACATTTACCTTTTTATCTTCAAAAAGATTAACCACACTTTGTTTCATAGTGTCCACTTCTTTAGCTAATCTATTTTGTTTCAGTTTTAAGTTAGCATAAGACACAACAAGTTTTTCCTCGTCTTGCTTTAGCCTAACTTTTTTTGCTGTACTCATAGTTATTGCCTTTCAGTTTATTGTTTAACTATTCTTTTGTCTTATCATATCCCACATCAATATCAATCTATTTATGTCCATTATGGGTCTGTTCATTTTGGGTTTTTCCACAAACAAATGTAGAACTTTTTTAGAACCCCGTGTGAACTTGTTGCACGGAAGCAACTTGTGTTGTGAATAAGCAACACCGACACCGAGCCGTCGCCAACGAGCGACGGCGACGGCAAATAATTACCAACTACAAGTATAGATTGGAACTTTTTTATTTTTGATTTGTTCTTTACACCAAGCAATAAACTTCTCGTCTTGGGCTTTGTATTCTCTGACAGAATCTTCTTGGAATTGCTGACCCCAAAAAAATCCGTCCGAGCAGAAGTTATCGTGGTAGTTTTGTTTGAACGTTTCTTCCAACTCCTTAACAACCTCTTCCGTAATATAGACTTCATCGCCTGCGTTAAAACCGAGATGAGATAAATCCATTGGGTGCGAACTCAATCGCTTATCTCTTTTGTTTTGTTCGGCTTCGTTCTGTTCCCGCCACTTACGAGCAAAGAATGTTTGAAGTCTTGCGTGCTTACGCCAAACGAAAACGTGCTTGGCTTCTTCTTTACTTTCTTTCTCATCATCAGAATAATATTTGTCCCAATTTATCTTTCTACCCCGAAGATGAGCATATTGATCTAGTCCCATGTGTGTCTCCTTTTTATTTATATTTCTATTGTCTTATCATATCCCATACTAAAGTCAAACGAAAAAATTCGTAGGAAACGATACTGCTCTACCAAAGGGGGTAGATTTCTAGTTTAGAATCATTCTAAACTAGTTCTAACCATAACGACACGAGACGTAATCAGAAGGGCATCCCCCTCTGGAGGAGCCACCAGCATGCCAGTAGTATCAGCAGCAGGCCTCCCGAGAACGAGGGCATGAGAAATAGGACGATGGCGATAAACATGATCAACGTCACGCTACCTTCTTTCCCACTAGTATTCTTACTCCCTGCTTTTTCCAGGGCTCTGCCAGCAGTGCCAGCTCAGCGCGCAATGTATGGAGCTGCTCAGTTGTAACATTAGCGACGGTTACCGGGATTTTCGCTTTCTTAATTCTCTTTGGTTTATAGCTATAGCTTTTCGTGAATGGCATTCTTTTCTCCTTCAGCTTCTATATGGTCATAATCAATGACTTCATAATCAAGTTTATC